GATGAAAGTATATTTTTCCAGCCGTTGACTCCGTTGCTTATAAACGTCTTGATTGCGTTCCACACGGTCATTAATGTGGTTTTGATGCCGTTCCAAACAGACGTGAATGTTGTCTTTATGGAGTTGAGCGTAGTTGTAAAGAATGATTTAATTGCGTTCCATATAGCTATAGCTTTTGCCTTGATCGTGTCCCAATTCTTATAGAGCAATACGCCGATAGCGATTACCGCTGCAATTATTGCAATGACGATACCGACAGGCCCAGCGAGGGCACCGAAACTCATCCCGAGCGTACTCATAAGCGACATGATCGAGCTGATGCCCGTCGCCAGCTTGCCGAGGAATATTAGAACAGGTGCAACCGCTGCAATAACGCCCGCAACTACTCCGATAACTGTCAGAACTTCCGGCGATAGATTGGAGAGCCACCCCGCCAATTTGCCTATCACATCGACGACTTTTTCGAGTGCTGGTGCGAGATACGCTGCCAATTGCGACCCTACCGTCTGCAACGCTACGGATCCGATTGCTTTCATTTCGTCGAGAGCGTCATTGAACTGATTCGCCCCGTCAAGCGTCTCTTGGTCAACAAAATCGAGATCGTACTTTGCAAGAGTGTCCGTCAGATCCTTGTACGTCTCGCCCTGATCCTCAATCAACGGATTGAGTTGTGCTGCACTCTTGCCCATTAACTGTTGAGCGATTGCGTCTCGTTCCGTCTCGTTTGTCATCTGACCGAGAGCTGCAATTGTCTCTTGCCATACTGTGTCACTATCACGGAGCGACCCGTCTGCATTCGTAACCGATACGCCCAGCTTTTCGAACGCCTCGACTTGTGATGCCGATCCGTTCTGTGCCGAATACATGGATTTCTCCAACTTGACGTGCGATTTCGCTATATCCTCGACCGATACGTCGACGAGATCGGCAGCGACGGCGTATTTCTGCAAGTCCGTCGTGTTGATACTGTAAACCTTTGAAAGCGTGTTTAGATCGTCCGCATTCTGCCCCGCTTTAACCGAGATAGCACCGAGAGATGCAACGACGGCAGCTGCTGCTATCGAAAGCCCTTGCATCTGCTGGCCAGCGTTTTGAAGCGAAGTACCCCACTGTTTAAACTGTTCCGATGCAGCTTTGAGATTTACATTTCCGACTTTTTTAAGCTGTCCCTCGAATGTCTTGAGCTTTGACTCCGTTTCGATTATTTCTCTCTTTAATTTCTGGTACTCGAGAGACTGCTTATCGACCCCGGCAGCGTCCATCGCCTGTTGCTGTTGTTTCAGTAACGCCAGCTTATCTTTTGTTTCCGAAATCTTTTGAGACAGAAGCTGCTGTTTTTGTCTCCATAGCTCCACGCTCGTAGGATTAAATTTGAGAGCCTTGTCAACGTTTCGGAGTTCTTTGTCGATGTTCTTTGTTTCGTTATTTACTTGTCTTAATGCTTTATCGAGCCGGGTAGTGTCTCCCCGGAACTCGATCGTGATGCCCTTTATATTTCCAGCCATTAAAGACCCCTATCCAAACCACGCATTAATATCATTTTGCGATGCCTTGCGTTTCTTGCCCTGCTTCGCTTCTTTTTTCGCTCGTTTTTCCGCTTTCTCTTGTCGCTCGTTGAAGCTGATAACGAAATCAACCACTTGCCCGAGTTGCATACGGCGGATATCAGACATTGTTAATCCTCGTTCGAGCCCGGCGAGGATAATGTCATCGAGTGTGACGGCTGAAGATTCTTCAGACTTGCTCCGATGCTCTTCAGCCTCTGCAAGTTTTTTGAACTCACAAATCCTTTAAATATCAGCTCGTAAACAGACGGAACAATTACATCGAGAGGAAACGTCTCAAACTGTCTGACCCATCTTTTCGGAGGCTCTATGTTCTCATCGGCTGCCTTTGCCATTGCCCACGTTACGTTGATAATCGTGTCGACAAACTCAACTTGAAACATCGGGAGCAGAATATCCATCGAACGCCCCTCAATAGCTGTTGCGAGTGATTCTATTTCGATTTTGTCTGCTCCAGCTTCAGCAATGACAGACGAAACGCCCTCGATCATTGAAGCAAGCACCGGCATCAATGCCGGGATAATGTCTTTTCCGAACTGATCTCTATACTCCATAGTCCAAGCCACGTTATTATTTAGCTTGACCTCGTGTTCTCCGATTTTAATAACCTTTTCCATTATTCACCTCCTAAAGAAAAGCGGGACGAACCTCTAACAGATCCGCCCCGTCAATTCATGTTATGGCAGAGACGGTGCTGCCGGTGATGTGAAGAGCGTCGCATAACCAGCATCGCCCGACTTGTAAACCGCCATAGTTGCCCCTGTAACATTGTCTCCGGTGCAAGTAACAGCGAGAGTTTCTGTCGTAGGTTCTTTTGACTCCTCGATAGTGTTGTATTCTCTTGTAATAGCTCCAAGTGAGCAATTGTACATGATCACACGTCTGCTCTCCGCATCGCCCTCGACCTGAAATGCAACATATACATTCGGCTTTGTTGCATTCTTTACGTTCGCAAGCCCGCCGTCTGCGAGTGCTACATATCCGAGGAACTGAGTCTTAAAAGCATCGTCGAACATAGCGACCTCGAGATCTCCCTCGATAGTTCCGCCGGAGTAACCGCTCCAGTATGCAATGTTGTCAGCGTAGAATGTATTCTGTTCCGAATTTTCCTCAGGTGAGAACGAAACAGCACCCGGCTGATGATACGGAGTGCCCATTGTAACGGTGCCGTCCTGTGCAACTGTCCATGTACCGACGTGGAGCTGAGAAATACCAAATTCAACTTTGTTAGCCATTGATAAGCCCCTTTCGTTTAGATGTAGTAATAAATCACGAAGACCTCTTCCTCTTCGATGTAGATGTCCTCGGATTTCTCATATAAAAAGCCATTGTCCAGCAGTGCGGTTTCAATGGCTTCCTCGTTCTGTTCGTTTTTAGTTGTGAAGTAGTATTCGACTTGATAGGTGTTCCGCTTCCAGTAATGCGTATCGTCAGCCTGGAAGGTGTCCTGCCCATTACCGATATACACGATATACGGCGGAGACTGCTTCTTCTTAAAGTGGCTGTACGCACACGGAAGGCCGGTGCTCTGTAATACTTGGAATATTGTCATGGAATATCCTCCATTATTCTCCGAGGCAATTCATCGGACGCCCACTCTTCAACAGGAGCGATATGCTTCCGCCCAGAGACGCGTCCATATGTGCCTTTCTTATTCCTTATAACGTGCCCATTCTCCAACAGATGAGTCAATGGAGCATCGGTGCGGTTATAGATAATGACATCCATCTCGCCCTCTTGCTTCTTGCCCCATCCTTTGGCATATGAGCCCGTTTTTCGTGGTGATGTGTTCTTGAGTTTTTGGACAGCCTCACGGCTAACAGCGTCAATATTCCGCTTGGTGGATTCTTTGACCTCTTTGTCGACCGTGTCGAGAAGTTCTTTCATTTGGACTTCTATGCTCCCTGCCTTACTCATCGCCCACACGCTCCTCACATATCAAACTGATCCCGTCTCTTTGAGCGTTCCAATCAACTCTGATTACGCTGTACTCTTTGCCCTCGTAAACGAGAACCTTCTGCCCGTCATAGTCCGCCCTGTTAGTCATGTACAGAGTGATGGACGGCTTCAGTCCAAGCTGTGCAGCGTTATAGAATTCGGACTGGTAAACACCGCGAGGCTGGACGAATACGGTCGTATCTATCTCAGGGATAAACTCGTTCCCGTATTCGTCATAGGTTGGTATTCCATAACCAATGAGAACCGCGTCGCTGTCATACATCACACATCACCCCAATTCGTGTATCCTGTCGCAGTTGAAAGCTGCGCCTTCTGCTCGTCATATGACTTCTTGAAGCGGTCATACTCGTCTACAACACCGAAATTCATGATGCAGTATGTAGCGACCGCCTGAGCAACAAGCTCGTCATATTCAGCAGGGATTTCCACACCAGCGATGCCGAGATCCATCTGCGCAGCTTTGATCAGATGCGGGAGCTGAGTCTCGTCAAATGCGACTGACTTGATTCTCATTGACTGCTTCACAAGCGGAAGAATTGTTTCAACTGTTATCATGTCTTTACCTCACAAACTGGAGGCGACCCCTTAAAGAGCCGCCTCAATCGTCTCGATCATTGTCGATTTTGTATCCCGAGAAGAAACGCCCTCGATGCCGTTCTCATCTGCGTAATCCATCAGCTGAGCCTTTGTCATCGAGTGCAAATCGACGTTATTTCTTCCCGCTTCTATTCCCCCGCGATCACTGCGAACATCTTAGGACCGACAACTGCGATTGCAGCGTAGAGCCTTCCAACGATCTTGACCATGTCCTTCTCAGCGAGTGACAGGTCATCAAACTTGAATGTTACGCTGTCGCCTTCAGGGAGGTTAGCCTGTACACCAGCGAGATCGCCTACGATAGCGCCTGTAACGTTATCCTTCTTGATAACTGTCAGACCCTGAAATGGATCATAAGCGAACTGTGCCTGAAGTGCTGCCTTCTGAAGTGATGCGATTGTTGCGCCGGATGCGATAAGAACGAGGTTCTGTGCGCTGTCTCCGAGTGCTGCCATTGCATCAATAAGAGTTGCAGTGCTTACTGTGCCAGAGATCTGTGCAACGCCAACGTGTGTAGCGTCAGATGCAGCTGGAGCCTGAGTGATAGCAGTAACAACGAGATCGGCTGCCTTCTGGATGATCTTGTATGTCAGCTCGTCATAGATGTAAGCGAGGAAGTCCTCAGCTCCGAGGGCAAGAACTTCGTCGGATACTGTGATCCACTTCTTGATGTTTGCAGGAACCATTGTAACGATTCCAAGAGTCAGCACTTCCTCAGCCGGAGCAGCTGCGCCCTCAGTGTGAACTGCTGCGTCTGTTGCGGATATCTCAAATCCGACCTTGAGATTGCCTCTGACGTATGTCTTTGCTACTCTGCTGAAGATCTCGTCTCTTTCCCATGCCTGGCGGACTCTGCTCTCTACCAGTTCAGGAACGGGAACGACTCCGCCGGTAACGTTCTCTGTCAGAAGTGCTCTGCACTCTGCGTCTTTACCTGTCTTGATGTACTTTGCAAATGCTTCAATGTACTCAGGAGTGTTTCTAACTTCCATGTTAGTCATTG